GATGCAATTTGCCCAGTGGTTATAGTGCCCTCTGTTTCTTCTAATAGCTTTTTAATTTCTTGTGCTTTACTTCCTTCAAATTCAACCGCTGTCTTGTCAACTTTGTTAAGATAGGGAGCGTATCTTTTTTCATCTAAAACTGCTTTGACTTGTCTTTTGGTTAGATCTAAATCTTGAGCTATTCTTGAAAAATTTACTTTTTGATCTGGTGAAACATTATTTAAATAATTAGTAACTCTTTCAGCTATAGTTCCTGCTTTTGCAGTAGGAAGAGAACTAGTTAATCCTAATCCCGTTCCACTATCAGCTGCTCTCATAATGGTGCTTTGCACATTCTCTACAGTTTTACCACCACCTAGTATCTCTTGACCTAATTCTACTTTTTGTTGTTTAGAAATAGGCATCTTGTTAATTACTGAAATTGGATCAGCTTTTTCTTGTGGATTTAAATTATCAAAAAAACTTTTTATACCTGGTCCAAATTTTTTTATTGCAAATCTAGCTAACTCATCACCACCTGCAATTTCTCCTAAAGCAGATACAATTCCTAAACCTCTATCAAATCCTGTTGCTTCACCTCTATTAATTTTAGCTCTTAAATCAGAATAAAAGTTCGGGTCAAATACAAATTGTAATGTTTCCCCTAATGCTTCAAAAGGCATTTGTGCCTGTGCTTTTAAACCTGTTAGTCCTTGGTCCGTGGTCGCTGTTTTTTGAAGATCTTTTAATGTCACGTCAGGACTAGATATTTGCTGACCGACATAGCTAAATGGTTTAGCAATTAATTCACCAGCTTCTAGTAAAGCTTGTTCTTTACTTTTTAATTTTTCTTTGATTGGTTGTCCGAGGTATTTTGAAAAAAAATCATTGACAGCATCAACAGGTTTAGATCCTTGATAAGCGGGATCATTTTCAATTACATCATCATATATGGTGAATCTATTTTTTGGTGCCATTAATAATACTCCGGTTCTGTTCCGTGGTCCGTAGGCTCATCTTCGTAGTCATCTTCCAACGATACAAAGTTTCCTTTACGAAACCTTAATAATGCTTGGCTCATAGAGTCTACAAGGTCGTCATGTTCCGCATGCGGAAACATAGCGCATTCTTCTATCATCTCTTCTGCCCAGCGTTTCTTTGGTGCCCATACTGCGCCGCTCTCGAAAACGGGAGCAACAGCATGCACACGTGATAACTTATCATTACCTCTACTAGGTGTAAAGTTGATAACAGGGATACCGACCTGTCGTAATTCTTGTATGAGCGGGAGGCCCGAGGCTTTTGCTTCAATGATCACGGACTCCGGTTCCCAGTATTTGTACTGTTCGAGGGCCACTCTTTTTAGTTCAGGGAACTCGAAACGATCCTTGACAACATCTAATAATATTATATTGGGGGTAATTTCATCAGGATAGAACACACCCCATGTAGATATGGCACTATAGTCACTCGACTCTTTCTTGGTGAAAGCAGTATCATAAGATTGAATGATGTGTTTAAGCATAGGCATATCTTCTTTTTCCCATTCCTTCCACCACTCTCGTTTGATGATAGCCCCTTCTTCACCTGTCGGGTTCTGTTGCCATTGAGCTTGCCACTTTTGTTCCGATAAGGATGCTTTAACAGACTCTAGTTCGGATAGCTTCCAATACTCTGGCCAGACAGGTTGTTCGTTAGGCATGATCGCAGGAAATTCTATCACGTCCCACTGATCTGCTTTCACCTCACTCATGGCACGCACGAGGTTTCCCGTTAAATCTTTTTCACTCCACCTTGTCATCACGCAAACGATACTACCTCCTGGTTGTAAACGCTGACGAGGACCTGAGGTGTACCACTCCCACGCATTGTCCATGGCGGTTTGACTAAGAGCATCTTGTTCACTATGTGGATCATCAATAATTAATAGATCCGCACCACGACCTGTTATGGCTCCTCCTACACCCGCCCCAAAATACTCTCCCCCGTAGTTGGTTTCCCATCTACCAGCAGCTTTGGAATCCTGTGATAATTTTACTTCGGGGAACACGGATTTATATTCGTCCCCATCCATCATGTTTCTGACCTTACGACCAAATCTATACGAGAGTTCGGCGGTGTGTGTTGTTTGAATGATCTTGGTCTGTGGTTTGTGGCCCATGAGCCAAGCAGGAAAGAGAAAGGACGCAAATTCTGACTTCGTATGTCTAGGGGGCATGTTGACAATTAATCTTTTAATCTCACCCGATAGTACCTTTTCAAACTTCTCACCGATCCTTCTGTGATGTTCACCTTCCACGAACCCCGGCCACACAGTAGAAACGAACGTTAGAAAGGAGTCTCTTGCCTTTTTAGATAGTTCAAGTTGAGTCTTTCTTAGTTCTAATTTTAGTAAGGCTTCTCTAGCCTCTTTATAATCCATAGAGGATACATCAAATTCGTTTCGCATTTCAGAATTTATATCATAGTAATTATTTGTGTAAAACACAACCTACGTGCCCTTAGTGGAGTAACATGTTTTTCGTTTAAGGGGGGTGGGGGTCGAGCATACGACATCTTGTGCCCAAAACGGCTTAGGATCTCTATATGTAGTGGTTGTAGGTTATTAGATGGTAAAACCAGATGGTAACCTGGAATGAGAAACTGGTGAGCTGGGAAGTTCAGGGAGTAGTCAGGGGGGAGTGATCCCCCCTAAGCAGACGTGGTTATAAGATATCTTTTCCCACCATGCTGTGTAGATTGGTAACAATCTTACGAGCCCAAGCTTTCACTTTAGGATCATCAACACTAGCAATAAGATGAAAAATTTCAGAATTAAGATAGTCGCATATAGCACGATAATCTACCTCTCTTCGGTTTGATATTTGGTCATCTCTGTCTAGCCTTGATACAGAGTCAAGACGCTCTTGCAAATCCGCAAAAGGTCTATTGACCAAATCGTTGTTGTTAGGCATTCTGTTATAATAGACTAATCCTAACTTCTTACAACTTATTACTTGTGGATAACTTTTCTTTTCTGTGGATAACTTTTTTGACCTTTTTACCAAAGGCTTCGAATCTTCTTTGATCATTTCCTGCTTGTTTTTTTTACGGTACCCGCTGTGCCGACCGCCCTTTTTTTATACTCTTGACACTCGTAATATGACTAATTTGAAATGGAGAATGGAAAACGGCACGTGGGCAAACGCCCACGCACTAGAGATAATGTTATTGAGTTTGCATTTGAAGAAGTGGGAAATTCTCTGTGAGGATCTCGCTCTCTTCTTCTGAGTCAATGACAGGCTTCAACTCGACAGACCTAACAACTTTAGTCTTGTATGACTTATACACTTCGGGTTGATCTTTTCTAAAAGACTCACTATCGAATCTTTCATATTCACGCACGATCACATTAAGTTTGTGATCAATACCTTTGAGGACTTTGTCCTCTTCTTCTACGAAAGACTTAACCAAATCTTTCTGTTCCTTCAACTTCGAACTGATGAAGTTGCTTAGGATAGTTAGCCTTGCTAACTTGTCTATTTCCTTCTTTTTGTTCATGTTGCCTCCTTTGGCTTTAGAGCATACAACCTAGCTAGGTGAAGATTTAATCTTACATAACGCATGCTCATGTATTATATATAATCATATCCTAACTAGTTACAAGTTATTATTAATATAAGTTGTGGATAACTTTTTTTGACACACAGAACTTCCTTTGGTCAGGCACCGGAACCTGCTGGCTGCAGCTTATGTACTAAGTAGTACTATAATTTTTATAAGAGAATGGAGAATGGAAACCAGCAGACCGAATACCAGCGCAGCCGTCAGGCACGCCAGCAGTTCACGCACCATTGTTCCGATCCCATAAGGGAGCTGCGAAATGGAAAACGCAATGAACATACCAGCGATGCACGCCAGTCCAAAGTAAAGCAGAAAGATGGGCACTAATCTTCAGAATCCCTTTCGGCAATGATCTCGTGTGCCATGTCTTCGCACGCCCACCACGCCAGCAGGTTGGAGAACTGGTAGTCACTGCCCACGTCCTTTGCTCCGTTAAAGGAGGCGATCAAATGGAGAACAGTGTCTGTGCCCATGTCGTTGTGAGTATTCCACAACCTTTCCCAAATCTCATCTTTATATTTTTCATAGAATGCAGAGGTGTCCGCATAGTATATCAACTCGGGCACAACTCCTCCGGAACATCCGTGCTGGACAATCTCCTCTATGTGATCGGGGTTCTCCTGTAAGAGCCACTCCTTAATGGAGTTTTGCTTAAATTCTACGGGCATCGGGCAACCCTTTCCAGTCCACGAACCAGGGGCAACGATCCCAGCCATGTTGAAACAATAGTCTATATTCAATGTGCTTAAAATGGTAATTCATCTTTCTTTCTCCTTTGTGTGCCCCAGTGAACGAGCGGGGCTACTCGCTGAGAGTGTAAGGCTCCTCAGATACCCAGTCAGGATCTCGAGTCATTACGGCAACTACCTGGACCTAAGAAAGACTTTCAGGCGACATAGTTTCCAGCTCTGTCTTTCCTTACTATATATATAATCCCATTTAGTTAGGATGTCAAGAGCTAATGTGAATTTATTTACCAACAGGTACAGGTCGTCAGGCACAGCTCCGGGGGAGGTTCTTCAATACTATAGTCCAAAACAAATTTTGTAGGGCAGATGGAGAATGGAAAGTTGATGGCGACCCGTTGCCGAGTCGCCGTTTGTTTATGTTTGGCTAACTTAAACAAAGAAGGAAGACCTAATCGTTAGCACAGGACACACTCAGTGTCAACCAGCAGAACAACCATCTCCTGCCTGGCTGCACCAGCTCCTGAATGTCCATCCGGGGTCAGGAGACTATAAGTAATGGAGAATGGAAAATTTCTTTTAAGGTAATGGACTAATGGAGACGGGCAGATGAGCTTACGTCAGGAGACCAGTGTCCCAGCAGATGCAGCAGGAGGTCCCAGCTCCCTGGACCGGGTTCGCATAATGTAGGCTTATCGGAAATGGAGGTCGGATCACGGACAATGGACCCTGAGAATAATTTGGTAGTCTTCGGAAGAGGGTCTCTGGCAAGTACAAACACAGGACAGCCAATAGAATAATGTCTATTTATCCACGCTATTTGGTGTGCAGAAAAGTTCAAACGATTGTTCTTTATTATCTTTAGTTCAACCCAAAATGGTCGCTTATAAAAACCAAACAAATCAGGTATTCCCAGCCCTGTGCTGGACTCAATCCTTGTCCATACAACACCTTTAGTGTTGCGTTTGAGTTGTGCCCAAAGATTTCTCTCTTCAGACATGATCTGTAATCCAACATTTGTTATTATCTAAGTCAACAAACAGTAGTTCTACCCCCAATTTTTTTTGATAAGCAGTTCTACTCCTGCTAATTCTTCTACCTTTTTTCTTACCCGAATGATAACGAGAAACGGATTTCACATCATAAAGATGGATCTGTCCACGCTTATCAATCGTCACTATATCAACACATCCAGTATCATGTATTGTCTTGAATATCAGATTCCCCTTCTTCAATAAGAATGTTATCGCCAGGTTCTCCGCTAGGTTCCCCTTCCACGCTGTCTTGTGCAATAACCTCAAACTCGCCAGGAATGGATAATTTCTTTCTAAGTTCAATAAGTTTGTCCTCTACCTCTCCGACAGTCATCTGATCGATAGTTCCATGCATGATCTCTTTCCTGTCTATATACAAACCAGCTACCATGCCACGATACTTTTCGGCAGCGATAGCTCCAGTATAATTACCGGCAGCCTCTGCACTATCTCGTAGTTCAGCTAGTTTTTGTATGTGAGTTTTATAGGAAATGGAGTATCTCCTATTCAGTTCTGCACGCCGTCTTTCAAG